CAGAGAAACAGCGTAAATTCTTTGGTGCTAGAGCTAGTGGGAAGCCAATTAAGAGAACTAAATGATCTCCCTTGATCCAAATGTAGAAGTTGATATTGTAGCTGAATTACAAAATGCTATTGATAATCATAAAGCTCAGCGACAGAAAGCTGACAAGATTGCAGAAGGCTTTACTACAGAAGAATATCAGCAACTACGAAGAATAGGGAAGCAGAATTTACATTTCTTTGCAAAGGGTATACTTGGATTTGACCTAGTAACTGATACATTCCATGCTCATCTTTGTGCTTGGTACATGAGGAATCTTTATGCGAGATTTAAACTAATACTTCTTCCTAGAGGTCACTATAAGACAACTCTATTTACAATAGCTGATCCAATTAGAGCTGCCTTACCTAATTTTGGAGATGACAAGTATCCATTTAATCTAGAAGGAAATGTTAGACAATTAATTTGTCATGAGATTCATAAACAAGCTTCTCGTTTCTTGGTTCAAATTACACAAATAGTAATGGGTAATGCAAATTTCATGGCACTTTATCCTGAGTGTGTGCCTAATCCAAGAAGACAGAGAATTAATTTAAGTGAACTTGATTTTCCAAGAACAGAGCATTGGGCCGAACCTACATTTGATACAATGGGAGTTGGGGGAAGATCACAGGGTAAACATTATAATATCATCCATCCTGATGATCTAATAGGAGAACAGGCTAGAGATTCAATAACAGAAATGACTAAGGCTAAGAATTGGTTTGATGGATTAAACTCCTTCATGGTAAATCAAAAGACTGATTTCATAGCTGTAAAAGGAACTCGTTATTCTGGTACAGACCTCTATGCACACATAATCGAAAAGAAGAAAAGATACTTAAAGTACATAAGAGGTGCAGAAGAGAATGGAGAACCTCTTTGCCCAGAACTTCTAAATGCGGAAGAAATTGAAGAGTTAAAAGTAAATCCTCTAACTTGGATTCAATATGCAAATGATGCAACGATTTTGGCAACGGGATTTGAAGATGGTTGGCTTAGATTCTATAAGAACTATGGTTCATACTTAGAGTTAGGAAGTGGAGAATTAATCAAAACTCGTGAGTTAGATATATGTGTCCTAGTTGATCCTGCAATGCAGAAGAAAGGTGCGATAGTTGTAACAGGGATGGATCATAAAGGAAGAATTTTTATTCTTGAAGCAATGAAAAAGAATTGGGGACTTCCTGAAAGTCCTAAGATTATTGAAACTTTCTTTCGGTTAAATGCTAAATATGGTCCAAGGGTCTTTGCAATTGAAGATGTCCTTTTCTCTGGTCTCTTTGAGCCTTGGTTAAAAACAGAATTTCTTCTTCGTGGAGATTATTTCCGAATTGAAAGAGTTAAAACTCAAGGAGAAGCAAAGTTTGTAAGGGTAGTTGGATTAGCTAATTATTATGCAGCAGGCTTAATCTATGTAGACCCAAGTATGAAAGATTTCATTGAAGAGTTTCATATGTTTGGTGCAACAGATGATTATCACCTTCACGATGCACTTGCTTATGGTCCTAGAGTTTGGATGAGACCAGAATTACTTATTAATACAATGGAACAAATTCAGCAGGCTAAACAGAAATTATTGGGTGGGAGAGACTTAATTGCTGGATACTAATTAAATGCCAGAATTTAACTTCCGTTATCCTAGATTGTTAAATCTAGATGATGTGGCAAAAGAAAAACTAAGATTTCATCTTGACACAATTCTCTTAAACCACCAAGGTGAGAGAGGACAGTGGATGGATGAACTTACACAACTTAAGTGGGATTATTGGGCAGAGCCTGAAGAGGAAGTTAAGAGCTTTCCTTTTGAGGGTGCCTCACGTATGATTGTTCCACTTAATGCTATTGCAACGGAACAGACATTAGCAGCAGTCTCTCGTCGTTTATATGGACTAAAGCAAAGAGTAATAGCTGAACCAATGTCTGATGTTTGGCTTCAGATTAAGGATGATATAGAGAAGTATTTTGCTTGGGAGCTTGATGAGAAGGTTAAATTACGTCCTTCGATTGAATCAGCTCTTCTGGAAATTCTTAAGCTTGGTAACGGAGTTTCTAGAACTCATTTTCGAAGAGAAATTAAACATGGTATTAAGCTAATTAATGGCGAAGAAACTCCTTTCCCTGTCATTCATAAACAAGGAGCTCATACAGATTCAATTCCAGTTAGTAAGTTTTTAATGCCTTTCTCTTCCAAATCTCCTAAGACCGCTCCTTGGTGTGGAGTTGAAATTGTAGCTGAACCTTATGAACTTCAGCTTCTTGAAGATGGAGGAATGTTTGAAGTAGGTTATGTAGAGTCTCTTAAAGCTTGGGCTCTAGAACAAAGTTCTACAGAAGATAGGGTACAAGCAGAACAAGAAGAAAGAGAAAAAAGAACTCCATCTCAGGCAGAGAGATTAGTCATCTACGAAATTTGGCTCTCTTTCAATGTAGCTACAGATCAAGATAGAGCAAGAGAAATTGTAGTTTGGTATCATCAAACATCTGGAAAAATTGGAGCGGTTCGGTATAATTGGCTTACTGATCTTCGTAGACCTTTTGAAATTGGAACATATTTCCCTGTTGAACATAGATGGCCTGGGATTGGGATTGGTAAACAAACTTCTATGTTCCAGAGAGAAGTCTCAGCTATTCATAGGCAGAGGCTAGATGCAGGAACTGTTTCAATTGCTAGAGTTTGGAAAACTACTAAATTCTCTGGTGTTCGTCCAGACCAAGCAATTGGACCAGGAAAGATCATAACTGTTAATGACATGAATGATCTTGAGCCAATGCAACATGGAGAGATTTATCCTTCAGCTTTCTCTAATGAGAACATGGCTGTCATTTATTTCCAACAAAGATCAGGAGTTAATGACCAGATTCTAGGATTAGAAGAAGCAGGAACTCCAGGATCAGCAACAAGTGCTTTGACTAGAGTACAGGAAGGTAAGAAGAAATTTGATTTTATCTTTGATAACATCCAAGATTTCAGAGATAGAACAATAATGGAGATAGCTAGGACAATTCATCAATTTGGTGCTTCTAATGTCTCCTACTTTGAAACAGTGAAAGGAGGAGATTTAGTTAAGAGATTCTTAGAGCTTCCAGATGAATTCATTGCAGATGGATTAATTCTAAAGATAAGGGGATCAGACGAAACCTCTAATAGAATATTAGACAGACAAAATTGGACACAGGCGGCTGCATTTCTTTCTCAATACTACACAGCTGCAATACAATTAGTACAAGGATTAGGAGATCAGAAATTACTTCAAGCAACAGCAATACAAACCTTAGGTGCAATTACAGAAGTAACGAAACAGATTCTGATTTCCTTTGACATTCCTAACGCAGAGAAGATGTTACTGACAGAAATTATTAAACAACTCGGATTTACGGATATAGACCCCAATGTCATTGCCAAATTACTTGAGCGAATTGCTATTGCCGGAAGAAGTTCGGCTATTGAAGGAAATGGGAGAGAGCAAGTATTGGCCCCCTCTGTCGAGGCTCCTCAACTTATTAGAGGCTAGTTTAATTGAGAAGTTAAGAAGCTTCAAAGAAGATAGAGAAGGTCATGAAAGAAAAGGTGCATTGAATTACCACCTAGAATTAGTTTCTATATTACAATCTTTTGGAGATATTGAAAATGCCCAAGCTGGAATTCTTAGACGAAGAGAAGAAGGAAGAGATAGAGGAGAAGGAGAAAATTCCTCCTACGAAGATCGAAGACCAAAAGATCGCCCCCCGTATTGATCCAGAAGTTGTAGCTCTTATTAGGGAAGGTAAGGATAGAGAACAAAGATTAGAGGAGCGCTTAAATACTTTAGATCAAAAACTAGCAGAAGCTACAAGAAAGCCAGAAGAGAAATTTGATTTTGAAGACCTAACTAAAGATCCTGGATCAGTAATTGGAGCTATTGTTGAAAGACAGGTTAAAAGTTCTGTCGATCCAAAATTAAATAAGCTCTTAGCGTTTGCAGAGTCTATGACTACACAGACTTCTTATGTTACCTTAAAGAATAAATTCAGCGCTCATGCACAGTTTGGACCATTACTAAAATCTGTTGAAGCTGAAGTAGATCAGTTGATGGCAGCAATTGAAAATCCAACTGATACTGATATGATTCAAGCAATTACTTTAGCTCATGGATACAAGGCAATTGGTGGAGAGAAGACTCCCAAAGAAAAAGAAGAAATAGCGGAGCCTGTTATTGATGTTACACAACCTACTCCGCCAAAGAAGAAGGAAGCAGAAACGAGAGAGTTAACTGAAGCAGAAAGAATCTTTATGTCTAAGTCTGGTATTAAAACTAAAGAAGAATATTTTGATTTGGTTGAAGGAGAAGAGCGAGATTTGACTACTTTTAAAGATTTTGATAAGAAGAAGAAAGAAGGAGATAAATAATGTCAAGTCCGGTTAGCTTTAATCCTCCTATTAAATCTGAAATTTCAGTTGATTTAAAGGCGAAAGCAGAAGAGAATGCAAAGATAGCAGAGAGAGAAAAAAGTCTTTCTATGTTCGATATAAACGAACTAGATGATGAACAACTTGAAGCTAGAGTTGCTATGGTGTTAGAAAGAGGGCAAACTCTAATGGCTTTGGCTTCCGTTGAATGTCCTGATGATATGTATTATGAATGGGTTCCAAATGATGACCAGGAAATTTATCGGATGAAGCAATTAGGCTTTGGTTTTAATGAAAAAGTCAAGCCTATAATTGGAGTACATAAAACTGCTGAAGGACATTATGCATGTGCTGATACAGTTTTAATGAGTGTCGATCGAAGGATTAAAGATGCCATTGATCGAGTAGAGAAGAAACGATATGATGATAGGCACAAGAAGAAGAGCTTATTAGAGGATAGGATTGCTAGAGCTAGAGGAGAAAGAGATCTCTCTAAAGGTGTAAGCATTATAGAAGAAAGTGGTGCAGGGACAGAATCTATTGATCTAGAAGGTATAGATACCGCTGTAAAATCTTATATTGAAGAAAAAACTTCTCCCTCACCTGGAGAAGAGTTACTAACTCAAGAAGAGGAATAAATGCCTGGTTTTACTTCTAAAGTTGCACAGGCTGCCATTGTTCCTGGAGGTGGAGTTCCTCAAGTTAGATGGATGGATCATCTTTCTACAGAAACTTACATTGAAGGAGCAATCTTAACATTTGGAGCTGGTGCAAACGATCATCTTGTTGTAGAAGCTGCTGCTGATCCTGTAGCAATGGTTGGTATTGCATTGCATGGAGCTAACAAAGGTCCAGGTTTTGATGTAGGAGATTCACCAACTGTTATTACCGGAAGAGAAGTTAGGACTTCTGTTGCTATTGCAGATGGAAGAACCTTATTTGGCCTGCGTATGGTAAATGGAGCAACTGATCCAGTTACTCCTGTTGCAGCTGATGTAGGTAGATCCTATGGAGCAATTAAAACTGCTGACGGTACTTGGGCTGTTGACCAAGCTGATGTTACACTTGTATTATTCCGTGTAGAACGTATTGATATTGATTCTAAACTTGTTTTCTGCTCAGTTGTTGGCACTAAACAGGCTGCCTAAAGAGGAACTAAAAGATGCCAAATCCAGTAACACAGGCTGAAATGGTTCTTCTTGTAAGAGCCGGCCTTAGAAAGAATTTCCGTGATCGCTTCAATAGAGGAGCGATTGAGTTTGAACAGTATCTTAGAACTGATACAACTTCATCTCCTGAAGTCCATGCAACTGTCTTCACTGGTCCTTCTCGTTTATTTGAAATGGGTGACATCGAAGCACCAATCTTTGATGCTCCCAGAATTGGTCCGAAGGTAACTGGTGTAGATAGGGAATTTGGATTAGGTGTAGGAATTGGTAGGAAGTTACAGGAAGATGATCTTTATGGTAAGTCAAAAGAATCTGGTATTTGGTTAGCAAATGCTGCTAAACAGACAGATGAATATCGTTCAGCACAGCTACTTGATGATATCTTTGCCGGATCAGATTTCTTAGGAATTGATGGTAAAGCTTTAGTTGCAAACGATCATCCTTTCTTAAATGAAACAGGAACTTGGTCTAACTTAGCTGCTGCTGTTGGATTATCTCTTGCAGGCTTAACTAATCTTAGAGATTTAGCAATGAATCAAAAGGATCATAATGGCGATCCTGTTGTTGTTAATCTTGATAGATTGATTATTGGTAATGATGCTAGAGTAGAGCAAAGAGCATTACAAATTCTAAGAAGCACTCATGAACCTTTTACTGCTGATAATCAAGAGAATGCTTTAAAGATGAAGTTAGGAATTTCTGAGCCAACTATCTCTCGTTATAAGCTTTCTAAGAAGAGTTATATGATGGTTGATTCAGAAATGAATGATGCTTGGTTCTTGCGCAGACGAGCACATACTTCTAAAACTTGGATTGATGATTTAACTGGTGCGATTCTTTCTAAGATTGATACACGCTTTATTATATGGTTCGTTGATGCCCGTGGTTGGTATGGCGCAAATCCAACCTAAAGGATATAATAAAAATGACTATGGCTGCTGGAGTTCGTAAGACTACCAATCATCCATTCTCTGCCAGTGAAGCAGAAAGTTTTATTGAGAACGCTGTTGGAGGAAAGGTAGCAACTTGGAAGGCAGGAGCTAATTGTTTTGTAGGAGATTTAGTTTTCTTACAAGCAGACGGTAAAGTTGATCCTGCTGCTTCTGCTGCAAATGCAACACTTGCTGTAGGTATTGTAGTTGGTGGAGAGGCTCTTGGTGAATATAATGATTGTGTGGACGAAGCAATTACTTATCAAGAACTTCTTGCTGGTGCAGATGGACAGTTGATTATAGTATTAAATCTTGGTGTTGCTTATGCTATAGCAAATGAAGCCATTGCAATTGGTGCTAGAGTAACTGGTGCTGCTGGCGGTAGAGTTGCAGATACTGGAGTGGCTGCTGGTAATATTGCTGGTCTTTGTTTAACAACTGCTGCTGCACAGGATGATGTTATTAAAATCTTTGTTAATATGAGATAAAGAATGAAACTTCCTATTGTGTTAAATGCTAGTATTGATTCAATTAGACAATCAAATAGAGTTTATATTTCCCCTGGAACTTGGGAATTAGAGGTGGAGGATGAGACTAATGAGCTTGTCCTCCAAACCTCTGATCCTGAAATGTGTTATCCATTGATAAATGGAACCCAAATTCAAGGCCCAAATAAGGTTAGATTAGTCTCAAAGAACGGTTCTAAGAGTAAAGAATTAGTTTCAGTTTATATTAAAAAGGTTAGAGATATAGAAGACATGGAAATTAATTTAGAGATTTAACTTTGGTAATCAAAGCCCCTAAGATAAACGGTCATAAGTTTGAGATAAGCCTGAAAGCTTTAATGGACTTCTTTTTAAAGTTAGTTGCTATGGCACTCATTCCTTACTTGATATGGTCAACGGATCAAATCATTGGTCTAAATAAAGAGCTATCTCAACGGCCTAACAGAACAGAATTCAATGCTGGGTTTGATAGGCTGTATACGAGTATAGAAGGTTTAAGGACATTACTTTTAGATCATTTGAATAATAACGCAGAGCCAAAACCATGACCATAACTCTTCAAGACTTTAGGGAAGATACAAGGAAGCATCTAGGTTTGGAGCTAGATGAGTCCGATATGGATAATATAGAAGTTGATAAAATTATTAATAGATCATACACTGAACTCTTAGCTAAGTATAAATTTAGAGCAGAAGAGTGCAGAGCTACTTTTCCCATTGTAAAAGATAATGTTTTTATCTCAATTCCAACAGACCAAGATCATATTAGGATGCTCTCTATTGAAGATCCTGACGATCAAAGTAAAGTAAAATTAATTAAGGTTTCACGAGAGCGTTATATTGAAGAATTAGGAAGTCCAACTAGCAGAGGCAAACCTGTTTTTTATGAGAGAGAGAATAAGGGGATCAAATTTGCTCCAGTTCCAGATAAAGCTTATACACTTGAGATTATTTTTAACGGAGTCCTCTCTCAGTTAGACGAACTAAACACAATCCCAGAAATGCCTCAGCAATGGCATGAGATTATTTTATTCGGAGCTATCTATAGAGGCTTCCAAGGTCTTGGTGAATTAAAGAGAGCAGAATTTTTTAGGGCTCAACAGACTAACATTATTGCAGGTTTAGTAGAGACTGAGGGAGAAGAATCAACTGATGATATTGATGCATACACAAGACCTTTTCCATATAATGCATCTAGGAGATACTGATGGCTATTGATCCTCTTATGCTTTTTCTAGAACAAGCAAGTTCTACTCCTTCTGATGATACTTCTGTAACAGGAGGATTACCTTCTTCATCTGGAGGAGTTAGATTTATTCTTACTCAACCAG